TTGTCATGTATGCAGTCATGATTAAATTCCAGATCATAGTCAACATTTGAGGTAAAGTAATTTGACCACTAAGGAATGCCTGGAAAATATTAATAAGCTGAGATACTGCATTCCAGATTACCAATAATATATTACTGAGTAAATCCCATGCAGGCATAAACATTTCAACAAGATACGTTACTATTTCCACAAAAATATCAATTAAAGGCCTAATAGATTCCACAATAGGTGAAATAATACCACCAATAAATCCTGCAATAGCATTGAATACTTCCTGAAATACTTCCCAAGTTCTTTGTAATGCTGGAACAATACCTGGACTACAACCGAGCAATATACATACAATTTTTCTTAATAATTCCCATACAAAGATTATTGGAGAGGCCATAGTAGCTAAAAATCCTCCGAAAGCACCAAATTTACTTTGAGCAGTCTGCACTGCTGAAGCAACAGATTGAAACACAGGTATTAAAAATTGTATAATGCTAATTACAGTACGGATAGGCATAGTTATTACTTGCCATGCAACGCCAATTCCTTCGATAATAGCATGAACAACATCAAATTCCCCATTAATATGAATACCAAAGAACTCTTCAACTTTACTTATTACCCATCCTATAGCAGAAACAAGACTATTCCAAGCAGTAACTAAAACTCCAATCACTGCTTTAACATCAGGATGATTAATAAATGCATTCCACATCCTTTGTATTCCTGACCAAACCGCTGCAAGTAATGTTGGAATATCTTTCCACCATCCAAATGCTTTACCTACTTCATAAACAGCAACAGCCAAAGCAACTAATGCTACAACAATCCATGTAATAGGGTTAGACAATAATGCAGTAGTCATTCCCCATAAAGCACCAGTTAAAGTAGTTGTTCCACCAGCAGCAGTTACAGCAGCAGCACCTTCAGCAGTCATAGCAACAGCACTTCCTGCATGGGCAGCCGCAGCAGCAATTTCTTCAGCAGTTAAACCTGCTTCAGCAGCACCAAGAGCCACCTCTTCAGCAGTTAACTCAGCTGTTGTAACGCCTTTTGCTGCTTTTGCAATAGCATTTGCTTTCTCAGCTATAGTATTCGCTAAAGTAGAAGCTGTTAAAGCACCCTCCTCAGCTTCAAGTAAACCTAAAAATGTTAATACTGCCCTACCTTTACTGAAAAACATATCCATTACTTGTAACGCTGGAGCGATTGATGGAGCTAATGTTGCAAAAGCACTTGCTGCTGTCATAGCACCGACAGCACATTGAACCCATCCTTGAGCCTGTTTATCTATTTCTCCATTATTATCTGCATCAAGAAATTTGAGTAGAGAATTTAGTGCTTGATCTAGAGCTGGTTTAAATTGATCACCTAAACTTCTAGCTGAAACATTCCACATTTTCTGTAATCGTGTAATTTTCCCAGAAGTAGTATCCATCATACCATTGACGTCACCACTTTCTGCTAAACACTTTTTTAATGCTTGAGTATAACCATCAATATCTTCTGCACTACCATTCCATCCGGCATTTTCAAGTTTTTCTTTTGTGATACCAAAGTTTTCTCTGAGCATTTCAAATTCGCCGTTGAGACCTTTACCTGCTGCCTGCATAAGTCCCATGGCCTCATCACCAGATTTACCCATCAATATGGCTCTTTGACCTATATCATTTAATACAGGCAATAATTCTTTCATTTGTTCTTTTGATGCATTAGTGCTCATTTTTACAACAGATGCTGCTTGAGATAATTGATCCAAAGACACTAAACTAGCATTTGTCATAGAGTCCATTTGTTTCCATATTCCTTTGCTAAAAGATTCAAATGACTCTCCATAACCCAACATTGCAAAAGATAATGATTTAATCCTATCTCTGTTAATTGATGCGCCTATTGTCATATCTGTCATTGCTTTTAAACCAATCCCACCAAATACTGTTGAGATTACCCCACCAATACCAGTAAAAGCATCACCTAAACTTTGAATTTTACTTCTAACAGTAGATAATGCACTAGACAAATGGCTTGTGATATAATTTCCAAAAACAGTTACTTTTGATTTGATAGTATCCCATTTATTACCTAAATGAGTTGTAATACTGGAACCTACAACTTGTATTTTACCTTTTAATGAGTCAACATTAGTACCCATTAGCTGCATTTTACTTCTAGTATAATCAAAAGTTGTGCCCCAAGTTCTAGTTTCATTTTGTAAAGCATCAAATTTAGATATAGCATCCTGAGCATAACTATACATTCCAAGGAATGTTTGTCTACTTTCATCATCTAAATTACCCATATGGCGAATAACATTTTGGGACTGTTCATCTAACCTATTAAAGTTAATAACAGCTTTTTGAGTAGCCTCACCCATATTATTAAATGATTTAGCACCATTTTGACCAACTTTTTCAACAGCCTGACCCACTCGCCTAATACTATCATTAGTACTTTCATATTTTTGAGTCAACTGTTGTGCAGATTGTGATGCTTTTTGATTTGAGGTTTGTGCTGTATTACCTAATTTACTAATAGCTTGATCTGCTTTTTGAGCCATTTGGGTGGCTTGGTCTTCCATTTTTAATATAATTTTAACAATATTTTCAGAAACCATTATTAAAACCGCCCTTTATTTTTTTACTTCATTCATTTTTTTATGTAATTCAGCACGCCCTTTACTAATAAAATAAGATTGAATGTAAGTTAAATCACTGCTACGTTCACATAAATGGTATCCGCAGTAATCTAACCAGATTATGTCTTGCCCTTCATCACTCTTCAGGAAATTTATCTATATCTCCTTTTGTAACCTCAAGGCCAGATAATTCATTAATTGCATCAACGATTTCATTTACTGCATCACGCGGTAATTTTCCAATGTCCTCTTCAGTCCATGGATCATCCGCATTTTTAGGATTGTCAAGACTCATTTCTATTTTACGATCACGTGCTTTTGCACCATTAACAGTTGCTAAATGAACGTTTATTTTTCCTTTGGCAACGGTTTCCCCTTGTATTCTACCACGAGATTTACTATTGGTTTCGTAGGATTCCATTCCTTTAGCTTCGATTTTATCAAGTTCATCTAACTCTGAATTAGATAATGGTCTTAACCAGAGTTCACCATCTAATGCTTCAATGCGTATTTTTTTAGGGTCGTTGATACCTTGTAAAATTTGTGATTTTTTTAATATTGCCATTTTAAATGCCTCCATTCTTTATAATTTTGAAAAATAATAAAAGTTTTTAGCCTCATTCTAAAAAAAAAATATTATAATAGGTTTATTGAGGCTCTAAAGTAATATCTAAAGTTTCAGTGCTAGAAGTAATTGTTACTTCCTGACTGTAAGTTACGTAACCGGTTTTAGTTGCTGTTACAGTAACCGTGCCTACAGGAACATCATGCAAGGTACATCCACCTTGACTACCAGTAGTGCCTGTGATTTCTCCTATTGCAACTTCAACTTGACTTACAGGATTTGTTCCATCAGTTACGCTTATTGCTAAATCATCAATAGTTTCAGGATTCACCTCAGATGCTGGGAGCTATCTTAGGTTGTTTATTGACTAATTTAACATACATATCTGTTTTCTTAGTAGTTCCATCGGCTAATGTAACCTCTTCAGAACCTAATGTAGCCATATTTAATGTTGCTTCCACATCATCAATACCACTACTGTCGAATTCAGCTAAGAGAGTACATTTAGGGAATAAAATAGTTAATCCAAGGCCAGGATATTCACATAATTCAACATCAATTTGTAATGGGACCTGTAATATTTTACATTTTGCAGGTTCAAGAAGGTCTACATCACCGTATCTTGCATCTAATATTGCTCTTACAGTTTCTTGAGTAAGTGTAGTTACAATGCTGATACTGTTTTCTCTTTTTCCTGCTTTTGCTTGTCCCTGTGGATGTCTGTAACCAAAGCCTATTGTTTTGTCAACGTCATGATTGTTACTTCCTTCGAAGGTAAAACTTGTCTGCACGCCGGCAGGGTCATTACCATTGAGTTTTAACATGACATCGTAAAACATTATGAATAAATCATCTTCTAGTTCTTCGGCTCTTTCGTAATCGTTTTCACCGGCTAAAATTTGAGAGAATTCTGTTTTATAAATGAAGTCAGTTCCAAGAGTCATGTCTTCTGAAGATACTTCGAGTTTCATTGAATCGACGATTAAACCCATTAAGTAGAAAATTAAATCGTCGTTAACTGCTTTTCCTCTGAAACTTTTTAATAATTTAGATTCACCACCCCAGAACTCATGGGTGTTTTTACCATTTTGGCCTGCTGTGAACTTATAATTATCTAAGAATCCGTAAAAGTAAGCTCCTAATATTTGGAGGTTTGCTGAAGTTTCTATACTACCTGTTGGTTTGATTACTCCAGCTCTTGCTTTTTGATTCATTCTTGAACCGAAACTTTTGGTTACCGGTTCGTCATTGAGTTTAAAATCCATGCTGTCTACATCATGGTCAAAAAGTAAGTGAAAATCATCTTTGTCTACTTCCTCACCATAGGCAGCTTCTGGTTCTAAACCAAATACTCTACAACTCATTTTTAATCACCATCATCATTATCATCATTATTATTTTCGTTATTTTTTCGTTTACAACAGTTTAACCAGTCAATATTATGTTTTACGCTTATAACAATGCTAGTAGCAGGTACTTTTTCACGTTTACCTCTAATCTCAATTTCTCCAACAGGATAGAAGGCTACAAAATAGATATTGTTTATAACACGTACCCCATACTCTTTTTGTATATGTTGTAAGTTTTTCATGACTGCTAAACATGCACGGCTTGCAAGGTTTTGACCTTTTAACTCAGCAATTTCAGGGTCAGGATCATATTCAATACATACAAATTCAAAAGTAGTAATTAAATCAATATCACGTGATAATCTTGTTTTCGCATTATCATAGGGTATTGTTGGATGTTGACGAATCCATATAGCTGGTTCATCAATACCTTCCTCATTATTGGCAACAGTTATTACTGAAAGCACATCATTTAACATTCCTTCTGGAGTGTTTTCTGATGTTATGCATTCTTTTATGATTTGGCTAACTGCTTCGAAGCCTGTGATTATGTTCATTGTATCACTTCATTTACTGATTTTATAAATATCTCCTGTATTTTTCCTTGAGTTTGTTTAATGCTTTTTTCAACGAAATGTTGGCCTTTTTGACCTTTACTATATTTTAGGAAGGCATATCCATCTTTGTTTACAGGACCTTTCCATTTTTTACCTGGTTTGAAGGCTAATGCTTTCCCTTTTTTAGGTTTTATTACACTTCCACCGTTGTAGATTCCTGTCCCATCATTTGGAAAAATAGCATATTTTGCTGGAGTTCGGATTTCTATCTGTTCAGGTGAGGTACTAGCAAAGAACCATTGTCTGAGTAATCCATGATCAACAGGACTATTCAAACCTAGGTTTCTTAACATGTCTTGACCTGTTAATTTTAATCCTCTTTGTTTGATTTGTGGTAGTTTATCACTAATACGCTGGTATTGTGAATCATCTACGTTTATGATAACTTTTACCATCATCCTCTCCTGTTATTGCAAAGAATTCTATTTTATCTGATTTACGGGATTTGTCTATTACATATGGTGCAAGGTCGTCTTTAAGGTCATTGCTGAATACACGCATGTTTACAATGTTTACTTGCCAATCATTGACCTGTGTTATTGGTGTATCCCTTCTGGCTGTGGCTAATGCAACCATATTGCCGGTTAATCTGATGCATACATTTTGCACTGCTTCTGGTATATTTTCACCATACTTTTTGAAGTCATTATTACAGTAGTCTTTAATTAAAGAAGTGGATTGTTTAATCCAATTCTCGACAATATCCTCCAATTTGCTTTCATCATCTGTTGATAAATTTAAATGCTTTGGTTTCAAACCAGTAAAATCTATTACTTCATCTACAGTACAAAACATAAAATCACCATCTCTTTTAGTTTGCAGTAATAGTTACAAAAATCTCCGCTGAAGTAGTACCAGCATCAGTGAATAACTCATAAACAGTTCCATCAGTCTTAGCAGAAGAAATAATATAATACTTATTACCAACGAAACCATCAACAGAGTTAGTTTTCACTTCAACCTCAGTATATCCATTAGATTCTACACCAGTTGTTTCTACAGTTCCAGTACCCCATTCAGTAGTTTTTTCAGCATCACTATAAGAAGTGAAAGCATAAACTACAGGAGTAAATTCAGGTTCTGGATCAGGAGTAGGTGTAGGGTCTGGAGTCTCTCCTTCAGCTTGAGCACGTAATCTCTCATAAGCTTTATGAGGATTACGTATAAAACCCTTGCGGATTTTACGTTTCTCTGTAAGAGTTAAATCATTCCAAGATTCTAAAGCCATAAATACCACCTATGCTTTGGCTTCATCTTGGATTTCAGCTAACTCCTCTAAGGTTAATTTTCCAACAATTAAGCTGCTGAATACTTCAAGTCCAGCATCTCCTTTCATACGATACCAGAAGTTAGTTTGTTCATCACCAGCTTTACGTTCCATTTCCATGCTGATGTCTTTGTAAACACCCCATCTCATTAAGTCTGGGAATCCTCCAAGACATGTTGCAGTGTTATCTAATGCTTTACAATCTTCAGCATCCAATTCTGGAGCATATTTAACATTCCAACGTTTGTATTTTAAAGGAGCATCACCGACTTGCATACTGTCCCCAAGTGCAGTATTACGTGATTTTAAAAGATTCCTATAAGCATCTTCAACTTCAAAAGGAACATAAATATTAAATCTATTCATAAGATTTGATTGTCTTACTCTTGCAGGTACCGCTGCAATTAATGCATCAAATAAAGCTTCAATAGTATCTTCATGAACATTAAATGCTTTTTCTGCATTAGTAGAACCTAATTCACTTGATTTTAAAGTAGTAGTTGCTTGTTTAACCCATCCATCGAAAGTATGGAACAAAAGTTCTTCATCATAATCTAAATCAGTGTCCCCGAATACAGCAATAGCAGCTAAGTCTTCACCCATTGCTGCACCCATCATGGATTGTAGGGTAGATTCAAATTGTGTTCCTTCGATGTTGTCATCAAGATCATCATCAAGAATGGAAGTTTTTGCTTTTAATTTTTTAGCGTTTAATTCAGCAGAACCAAAACCGATTTTAGCTTCTTTTAAGTCGCTTTTGGTTGTTCTACTTTCTTTTAAACGTCCGTCTTGCAATACTCTTCCTTCGATTCTAGCACCTGAAGTTACTTCAGATTCTCTTGTCATTCTTTTGAATGCTGCATCGTTAAGAATAACGCTGTTGATTTGCATTTCACGTACAAAAGTGTTATATTGTTTTCTATCCAATATACCAGCGTTTGCAAACATTGCATCGTACATTGTCTCATCTTCTTTCATAGCACCATCTTTTCCGGCAGCAGCTACAACTTTAGTGAGCACATTATTCATATTCACCATTACTAATCACCTATCACTTTTTTTGATTAATTTGAATAAAAATTAAATATTTTTACTTGTACCATCTGGGTTTCTTCCAAGGAACGCATAAGTGTCTAAATCTTCAGTATTATTGGATTTAGTTGCTCCATTATGTACTTTTCCTTGTTTAGAACCATCTTTTTTAGGTTTTTTAGATTTTTTCTTAAGTTCCTCATCGTCGTCATCATCAGGGTTTGGTTTTGAGTCATTACCATCAGTATCTGCTGGTTTATTGTCACCAGAACCACCCTTATCATCATCGTCATTATCAGGTTCTTTTTTAGATTTAATAGCACCAACTTCACTAAAAGCCTCTTTAATAGCATCACTTATAGTAGTGCCCATTTCTTCAGCTGCTGACTTCATAGCCGCAGCATTTTCCTCTTTAATTTCTTTAGCTAATGCATCCAAATCAGATTTAGTAGCATATCCTGGGTTATCCATACCAAGAGCTTCTCTGATTTTATCAAGTGTCTTTTTGTCATCACCCATAACATCACTTCCATTTAATTTACATTGTTTAGATCCACTTTGACAAGGTTTTTTTACAATGCTCACAGTGATTGCATTAGGATTTGGTATATCATGAATTAACTGACCACCACTAGCTTTAGTAGCCATGTATTTCTTGATTAATCGTCCAATATCTTCACGATGCACTGATAGACTATAACCAGTTAATATACCATCTTCAATTTCTTGTTGTGTAGTTGGATCTGTTACATCTGAAGTTAACATCCAAGTACCCGCAGGATAAGTTTCTGTACCACCATTAACGAGTTTGTAAGTAGTTTCTTCATCGAGGATGAAACTATTTACAGGGTCTCCAACCATTTGGTCTTTAATGCTTTTAGCACTCCCTAACTCCTTGAATACTTGATGATTCTTATCAATGATTTGATAATCCTGAAATGATTCTTTAAAGAATCGTATTTCTTCTGCTGTGAATGTTCCCTCTCCCCTTTCATAATCACAATCTGGTTTGTCTGGTATCATTACGGGAGCAGTGAATAAGAACTGATCATCACTTTTCACAGCCATGTTTTTTATTTGAATAGTTAATACCTCCATTTTTGGGTTAAAATTAGTTTATTAAGAAGAAATTATAGAGTATTAAATTTTTTTTATGAGTATAGAAGTCGTACCATACCAATTTTAAAATTTAACTATGTATACTCGTGTTTTTTAGAAAAAAAATGTTAATACTCTTTTTTCCTATATGTTCAAAATTTTGAAGAAAAAAATATCTTTCTTCATTATACACTCTCATAAAAATAAAACCTGCTTTTTTAAGGGTATTTTTTGAACATTATTACAGTTTTTTAAAAAAATATTAAACACGAAAAATGAAAATACGGGGTTTTAATTTTTCCAAATGAACAGTTACCCGAATAAAAAAATAAATCTTAAACAAAAATAAAAAATAAGCATGGAAAACCAGTTAATCACAGAAAACAAAATATTTTCCTCAACAACAACATCCAGTGTTATTTTGCTTTTTTGAAGGTTTTCCGTTAAAAAAAGTTTAAAGAAGCAAGGAGCATGCCCTATTTGTGAACACAAAAAATTATTGTTAATGGTAGAAGCAGGATTTGAACCTGCGGACCTACTAAAGGAATGAGTCCTAAGCACATCGTCTTTGACCACTTGACTATTCTACCCAAAAAAAGTTGTATAGTCCTATCAGGAGTCGAACCTGAGTCAGCGGGACCAAAACCCACCATGATTGCCATTACACCATAGGACTAAAAAAAATTAAACAAACTCTGATAAATAACATGCTAATAAAGAAGCCCCATATTTATTAAAAATAGCATCAATTTTTTTAAAATCAGGAAACATTCTATTAGAATCATCTTTATGAATAACATCATTACGATATTCATATTTTGCTATAATTTGTTCTTCAGAAGCAAATTTGAATTGAGATAAAAGATCAATAAACTCAATAAAATCATTATTATTTTTCATCATTTGATACTTTTCCCAGAATTCCCCAGCTATTATTCCTTCAAATTCAGGATGACAATCTAACCATTCAATGATAATACTATTCCTTATCATAATTGGATTTTTTGAAAGTTTACATTTTTCATCCAATAATTGATCTATCTTATGTATAGTTTCTAATAAATTTTTAGATTTTAAGAATCTATCACGTTCATTTTGCTTATCATAATAACTAAATAATATTTCTGGTACATAGTCTTCCAAATGAACTAATTCATCCATATGATCATTGATGAAATGTGAATCAAATTGAAGTACTTTCATTCTTTCACCTCTTTCCATATGAATAAATCCCAGTGGCCAGTGGCTTCACAATATTCTCTGACTATGCGGTCTTGAGCTTCGTCCCATGTTTCACCAGGGTTAATCCAAGGATCACCTCTACCGAAAATATACCAATTGCCACTTTCTCTTTGATGTTTTTGATACATACGATCCCAAATATCCTGCAACTGCTCACCATCATCAGAACATTTGGATCTACGCCACAACCATTGAGGAAATAGAACAGTAGTGTTATTTATAATATCTTCAGCATGATCAATCAAATAGTTTATATTAATAATTTCTGCTCTTTTCATTTTATCATCCCACTATTCTTAACAGTATATGTTTTAATTTTTCACCATTAGCACCTTTAACAGTTTTATCCTCGAATTTAACCAACTCTACTTTAGATTTTTTTAATAAAAATTCCATTTCATTCGCATATTTCTCTCCTACGAAAGGAGATGTTGGATTTATTATTTCTCCTTGTTTTATTGGAGCTAAATATGCTCCTTTAGTACCTGCTGGAGCCTCAATTTCAATTAAATAATTCATCTCTTTAGCGTTAGTTTTACTGAACCATAATGCCCCTTCTTTGGAAATAGCTGTAGATCTGAAATTAGGGAAATCCATAACCTCACCAATCGTGGTGGAACTTAAATTATGATTCTCTTGTACACGCCATAATGTCATACCTTCTTTCAATTGATTATTTAATATATCATCTAAAACAGGCACATCATGAGCAATAGATTCTGCTAATTTTTTAGCTTCAGATTTTGATATTCTACCTGTTCTCCTGGTTATTTCATCATAATAATACTGATAATATTTTAATGAATTGTCTTCTTTGTATGCTTTGGCCATGTCATAAATCCATTTCTCGAATTTCTTAACATCACGCCCACAATCCACTTCAAAGTTAGTGAATGCTTTATAATCCGAACCCAACCATCTATCCGCTACTTTTTGTTCACGTATGGTCATTTCACGTGCATCTTTAGTGAAATACTTTTCTAAGGATTCACCATTCGGGAGTAAACCTTCCTCATTAGTGCCTTTAAATGTTTTTAAATTCTTAGGATTTTTATCTAAAGAAATTTTAGATTCATACCCTGTTAAAGGTTGCTCTAAAACACTTTTATCTAATTTAAGTTTTGTTTTTAATGATTTATATAATTTTTTAAACTCAATAGTAGCATCATAATCTAAACCTTTTTCTGTTTGATTAATATTATTCAAGTAAATGAATCTTTGTTGATTATGTAATTCATCCATTGTTTTTAATTCATTTGAAGTTAATTTTCGTCCGTATAATTGTTTTTTCTCTAATTCATATAATTTATCTGCTTCTTTTTTAGTAAGTTTAAATTCTGTAGCATTCTTATAATAATCATATGAAATAAATGATTTTTGTTGTGTAGTGAATTTTAAATCAAGGGATAATTCAGGTAAATTCCATTGTTTTCGATATCGAGAATACAATTCAACATATGTTTTAGATTTAGTTTCACTCAAACCGTTTCCAATCAATTCTTGATGTTTTTGATGGAGTTGTAATTTAGTTGATAATTGAGAGTAGTATTCTTTTTCATCCGTTGACAAGCTACCTTTGTTCTTTTTAAGTTTTTTGTATGCTTGTTTTTCTTCAGATGTTAATTTGAATGCATCTTTATCTTTAAAAATAGTTTTTTTGTTAATTTGTATTGGTTTTATTTCAATGTCGCCTTTTGGAGTCCAATCTTTGAATTTTTTCATTAATTTTTCATATCTTACACCCTCTCCCCCAGATAGCTCCATTACATCATTAGGATTTCCTCCTTCACGTAATATTTTATTCCATAATGAGTTGAATTCTTTTCTATCTGCCAATTCCTTATAACTACGTTTTTCTATCATACCTAATGAATCTTTTTCAGCTTCTAATTTTGCTAATGTTTTTTCTTCAACCGATGTCAAAGCATATTTATTATAGTCTTTATTATTAATTGGTGTTGAATGTCTTTTAACACCAGTTAACTCTTCAAAACTTCTTTTATCTACTTTTAATTCTTTTTTACTTATTGTTTTAATAGATTTTGGATTTATTTCTGTATGCATTACTCTTTTTACTTTTAATCCTTTGATATTTGATGTATATTCAAGTATTGCATCACCTAATTCTTTATTATGTTTGTCTAAGAATTCATTTGCAACATATTTTTCAAATTCTTTTTGAGCGGATTGTCTTTTAACAGGGTCTTTAATCTTATTAATTTTAAGTGATGACTTACGATATTCATCGGTTAACTTTTTTAATTGTTTTTGTTCTAATCTATCAATATCTACAGTTATTTTATTAATTTCTTTAGAAGTTAATTTGCCTTCATTTTTTATGAACCATGATTCTTTTCTTGAGATATTTATTCCTACACGTTCATTTTTTGAGTTTAAGAATTCAAAGAAATCTCCTGAAGATGTAGGTCTAAAACCCTCATCAGTATGGTAGTGTATTGTACTATATTTTCCATTTGGTTTGGTTAATACTATATCATTACTAGCTCCTTTAAATTCTTTAGATAAGAATTTACCGTTTTTCTCATTGAATACTACACCATATTCTATATCAGAGCCAATTCTACGTTTAGTATATCTTTGAATTGTTTCCATTCCTTTTTCAGTTATTCCAAATTCTGATAAATCTTCATTAGGTATTGAGAATTTAGAATCAATTAATTTAGGATTAATAATGTCTAAGTCAAAAGATGATGATTGTTTTGGTATTGCTGAGACTTCATCTTGGAATTGTGTTAATAAGTCTCCACCGGTTCCTAATGTTCCTAAAGGTAATAAATCAGACTCCCTAAAATTAGACATACCCACAGGCACCATCATACCAGGAGGACAAAACCACGGTAAAACACCACAACGACAATTAATCCACTCACTAATCGGACCATTTGTATCTCCAGGATACCTTAAACCATTACTGAAAACACCGTTCCAGGGTATGATTTCACCGTCTAATGCTGCATGTGTGTCACGTGTACGGTTGTCATGTGCTGCTCCCCATTGTAAGTATTCTACGCCCATGTCTTCATATGAGTTCATTACTCCTTGCATATGTGACCCGTGTATTTCGGTTCTTGCTATGCGTCGTGCTTCCCATGTTTCTAGCTGGTTGAAACGGGTTTCTATCTTGTTAGCTACATCGTTTATACCCCATCCATCACGGTAGCCATCTGTGATTATGCCGTTAATATCTTTATCTACACGTGCTAAGGTGTTTTCACTTGCAACAAATGTCTTGTCACGCATTTGTTCAGCACTGTAGTCTGAAGTAGCAAATAATTCATCTTTCTTGATTATGCTATTCATAGGAACATTAATCGTGTCCTCTTTAACAGCACCACCATAATAAGCTTTACTGTATTGTTTGGCGTACTGTTTAGCACGTGCAATTAATCTTTTTCCTTGAACACGTCCTTTTCTATGCTCTTTGAGCTTGTATTTCATTATGGTGTCATAGTATTGTTTGTGATGCTCATGTATGGGTGCTAATATTAAATCCATGTGTGCATTAAACAGCACATCACCGTAATACTCTTCAAGATTCTTGAGTATTTCTGTACGGATACTATGGAATATTCCAGCTACACTTGTTTTTAATTCCTCTTCATACATGTATTGTATGATATTTTCCATTTTAGCAGCAAATAAACTATTATTAATATGTTTAATCTGTTTCTCCAATTCCTGTGTCATTGTTAACTCCTAAAAAATCATCATCCTCTTCAGAGTCTTGCCAGAGATTACCATCCAAAGCCTTCAAAATACTCTTTTCTTCCAAGTAACTATTCTGTTCTGATTGATTGAAAACTTGCTCCAACGGGATATTATTAATGAATCTACTGTTCAAATAAGGGTCATTTGGGTCATCAACAGCCAAACCGAATTCATCACCAAAATTATTAATCAGATCCATAATAGTCATTGCACCACGTGCAAATAAAAAATCAGCTAAATCTTTACGTGGGCTATGGTCAATTGGATCCACATCATTAATAACAAATTTCCAACTAGTCACTTTTAATTCAGCTGCTATCTGATTTATCATAGATTCAACTTCAGTTTTAATTGGTGCAATAGTACCATACTTATAGGATGCTTTAGTGACTTCAGAATTAGTACCATTTAAATTGCCACTGTCAAAAATACCTAAACGTGAAGGGTCAACCTGGTGAGCGTGTATTACTTCATCACGTATGTCTTTTTTCATCATTCTGAAAGAGCCTTCTTTAACGTCAACACTTAATTGAGTGATTTTAATTTCTACATCTCCGTCTACTCCTTCAGATGGTACTGTAATACAAATAGCTGAATGTGGATTGCGTATTACTTCTTTTACTTGCTGTGATATTTGGTATCTTAAAGTTTGTTTTTCATCATAATCGGGATTGAGAATTTCACGTCCATCATCGTCTTTTATATATTTCTCTTCCTCGTAATCTTGGAAATCTCCAGTTACTGTGACTGCGAATGCTGGCATACCATAATTCTGGAAAAAAGTAGTATTATAACGTACCGCAGCTAAATCAGATTGTATGGATGGTAATGTAGCTATAATTGGTGGTCTACCATAATAATTTGTTCCTGGAGCATACTCCATAGTCCATAATAATTCATTAGCTTTTTCTTCCATGCTTAAACTATTATATGGATGGAATTCACCTGTCTTCATATGAACATCAACTGGATTTCCATCATCATCGTAATTTTTACCATATAGCACATACCAGACTTTTTTTCCTGTGTCATCTGTGTATAATACTCTTTTCATGTCTGTATGACGGCGTAATGTGTGTGATGGTATGTGTTTTAAACGTGTTATAGGTGATTTACTAGTGGATTCTCTTATTACTTCCATTGCACCATAGCCTATGCTTCTACGGTCATAAATCATACGGTGAATGTGAATATTAATTGAAGGTTTACTATTATCTAATATTTCTGTGAATCTTATTTTCTCACTTTCAACTTCATCTTTTCCTTCAATAGGTTTCAATGTATAATCTACACCACTGGCGTCTGTTGCAACAGCATCAACACAATCAGCATGATAACTATACAAATCTAATAATTCAATTAAATTATAAGGATTATATTTCGGGTCAATAACTGTTATTCCATGAGCATAATGATCACTAGGTGTTTGTTTACTCCCCGTAGTAGGGTCAACATCTGCTTTTATAGCATATTTGCCCATTTCAATTTCGCTTATAACATCTTTAACGTCACCAGTAGTTTCGTCTACTGTTACTATCCATGATTCTGATTTAACCATCGTTTATTCATCTCCTATTTAAATTAATTATGCGTGTATTTTAGCTCGTCTACGCTTCCAATGGCGGGCAGAACCAGTTGCTACATCTGTGATATTGTCCTGGCCTCCTTCCTCACCAGTGAATTCAACTAATTCATCAACCACCATGTCAAAAATATCTTCTGAAATACGTACTTTATCAGCCTCTGCTAATGCCTGCAAGTCAAAACTACGTGTTAATTTATCACCATAATCCCTTACTCTATCCGGCCTTATACTATAACCTTTGAATTCTTTTCTACGTGCTAAGTTATTGATTAAAACTTTAGGTGATGCACCAGGTTCTTGCTCTATTTTAACACGTGTACTTTTACCATCACGTAGAGTAGTGTCTAGGAAGTATTTTTCAACCTGTAATGGGGTTAATCCTTTATGTAAGAGTTTTCTCATGTACATATATTCACCATCCCATGCAGTGTACAGGGCTGCTGTTGGATCTCCATCCTCACCTGAAGCTCCAAGATCCCAGTATCGTAATGTAGGTAATTTAACAATGAGCTTATCCATTTCTTTAGGTGACATTTTACTGTTACGAAACCATTTACGGAAAAATACATTACCTTCAGGTTCACGTGGGTTTCCTTGATATACTGCGTTGAATCTGAAACTACCCATTTCAGTTTTAATGTGTTGGAGTTCTTCTAATGGTTTTTGTTCTGGCCATAATGGCTCTCCAGGAGCTCTTCCTAACGGGTCATTTTCTTCAGCTATAGCAGGTAAGTTTAAGATTACCCATGTTCCATAAGGTACATCCTCGTTTTCTTCCTCTATTATTCTCATAGCCTCTTGATAGGTTATGTGAGGTTCATTTGGTACACGTTTGTCTCCTTCTTTTTTGTATAATATTTGACCGGCTAAATCGTCTATGTTAAGTCTTTGCCATATTCCTATTACCCATGGTTTACTTCCACCTTCAATATCTGCATTTAAACGGGTTTTAGCTTCTGTAAACCACCAATCGTTTAGTTCTTTTTGATGTGTTTTACTTCTTGCTTTTTTGAAACCTTTAGTTGGATCATCTATGATGAAACCATTTGCACCCTCACCCAGAATAGATCCACCAACACCTGCTGTGACAAGACCGCCTTTATGGTCTTTAATGTTCCAGGTATGAGCAGCTTTACTGTCTTCAGCCAGTACTATAGGAACTTCAAATGCATCTTTTCCTATGTATTCTAGAAGGTTACGTACTCTACGACCCCATTTACGACTGAAATTAGCGCTATGAGTAGTGAGTATTACCTGTTTATCAGGAAAACACCCTAGGAACCATGTTAAAAAATAGTAACTTATTAGCTCAGATTTACCATGTCTTGGAGGCATGAATACCATTAAACGTGATATGCGACCTTCTATTACATAATGTAATAGCTTAACCACTAGTAATAAGTGTATGAATGGTTTCCAAGCTCCTCTGCTTACTAATTGTGCGAATTCATCAATAGTTAAGGGTTCCATTGCTCTAGTCTTCTTTGGCTAATTTTTGGTTTATTCTTTCAGAGAGTTTTCCGGATAATATTTTTTCCTGGAATTCATCCATGTCCCTTTGAAAATCAGTTTTCACTTCAGCTTCAGCATCCACTTTAGCATCCATAGAAACTTCTTGTTTTTTAGGAGCATCATCAAAACCAGCTAAAGTACGGAAGCTATTTATCTCCATGCTTTTAGCTTTTGAATTTGATTCTGCCTTAGCAGATGTGAACTTCCCCTCCATTTTTTCAGTTTTAGCAATTTGTGTAGCATTGTTAAAACCTTCTTTTACTCCTTTAATCATGGTCGGGATAAAATCAACATACTCCGCAGCAGCAGCTAGTGTAGCTTCATGTGCTACTGCTTTTCTAAAAGAAATTCTACGTTCAGCCCACGTGTGTTTAATAGTAGCTTTACAATTAGAACCATTTGACCAGTGTTGCAACTGAATTTCGCTAGGAGGCTTATTTTTCTTAATATCATCCTTATGAAAATTAATAGGATGATTTTCTAAGAAATCCTCATAGGGTCTGCATCTCTTCGGCATATCTTCTGCATATTGTTTTTTAAATGCATAATCTAATAATTTAGAATAATCTCTTAAACTTCCATTAAACCACATAAAAGGTTCTAAATAGCACCATTCCCTTAATACTTCGCCTTCTTGCAGTTCGTGTATGTTTTCCGACCATTCTGTTATTGCCATGAGTTATCCCTTTTCTAGTTCGTTTAAGTGTTTTAGCACTAGTTCTTCTGCTATTTCTTCGGCTTTTTCGTTTATTGTTTTATCGATTGTTTCTAGTTCTTCTTTCTTTTTTTGCTCTGCCCAACGGTCTATTATTAGTACGATTATTATTGCTATTATGATGCTTAGTACTCCTAGTTGTAGTTCTACGTCGCTGAATCCTTGATTAGTCATGCGTGTGTTTAGGCCTGTTATGATTAATCCGATTCCGCTGCTGACTAGGGTTGTTGTTGTGACTGTTTTTGCGAAGTTTTTTATCCATATTGTTTTTCGGTATGGTATTTTTTCTGTGAGTTTAGGTGATGTCATCGTTATCACCACATTTGCAGTCTTCACAAGCACTTTCTACAGATATTGGTTGTAGGCCAAAGTGTTTTATTCCATAGGTTATGTAGTCTTCGATTGTGATTTGATTTTTTTTAAAGAAGTTGTTTGTGTACTTCATATCTACATATGATAGAATAATTCCTATGATTACTCCTAGACCTTGCATTATTTCAGTTGCTTGTCCCGTTAAATCAATACCACAATACAATAATAGTATTTTTATTAACCATGGAGTAGTGTATCCTGCAATCAATAATCCTATCGTTTTAAAAATAGAACTTCCATTTCCAATATAATTTGTATCACTCATTCTAAATCACCTAAAAAAATCATTTTTTCCTTTTTTGGGATTGGAGATGAAGGGATTCAAACCCTCAATGATGAAAGAATTATAAACATCACATCAAAATGTAACACAATGACCTGAAAAAATAAATGTCTTCTTTTTAAACATCTCCACAACTTAAGTTTATGAAAAAAAGATGAAAATGTGTATAAATCACAATCAAATAGAAATTTTTTAATTTAATTCAATATGGGAGCAAAATTTTTTTTATGATTCTATTATGGCTGTCTAAACTACTTTTATAACCGACAAAGCTTGTTAACGTGTAAACATATTTGACTTAAAAAAAACGTCAAGTTTTTTTGTTTTTTTACTTTTAAAAATTTAACCAGAAATAATTCATGCGTAAGACCTTCCCACAATGACGGCAGAAAACTTCATCATGGACATGATCATATAACGCATCGTGTTCTTTGCATTCTCTGCAATAAATTTCCATGGATTTAAAATTTTTATATTTGTCATGATTACACATTTTTCATCTTCATTATACACTCTCATAAAAATAAAAAAAATTAAGATTTCAAACGTAAACGTTCCATTTCACGTTTGATAGTTTCTTTCTCACAATTAAAATCAGTATTAGCATGAGGACCTAAAGTACCAGTACCTACACCATAACGTTTAATAGGACCCCATTCTTTTTTATGTTTGTGATAATGCCTGTGGGAAGCATTACGCCATTGCTGCTTTAAAGCAACTTCCCTACAGTCATCACAACAATATTTCTCAGTTTTATACTTTTTAGTAAATTCTTTCCCACACGCTTTACATACTGCCATTCATTCCTGCCTTTACTTTTTAAACTCATCTAAATGCTCACAAATATACTCAAAAGCAATAGTAGAAAAAATATCTGCACTAAATTTAAACCTACTAACAGGCTCATAAAACACATTAGTGTACGGATCATAATGAGTATCTTCAAGTAGATATTCAATATACCTTTTCAAAACAGTCACCCGCACACTTATACCAGCATCATCCAATAAATTTAATGTTTTTTCTAGTATTTTACTTTTCCATGAATTCAATACACTTTGCTTATCATAAAATCTCATATTTTTAAATAACATTTTTAGGGCAACTCCATATTCATTAAATATTCAACAATGTAAATTATCACAAGTATTGCTAGGCCAACCATAAGGATTCTAATTAGAGTCATTCTACCTCACCATCAATTTTAACATCACCTGCAATCTCATTAACTAACCGGTAATGCATTTTATAAAATTTATCTAACAATTCAAATGCACCCTCTCTTTCACATGCTTCAGCAGTTCCAGAACAAATACTTTTATCCCATTTTTGCTGGCAATGTGTTCCTATGTTAAATAGTTCACCCGCACAATGTTGTAGTTGGTTTAATTGTTCCTGGGTAATAGTATAACCAAATACTTTATCTAAAGCTTCTTTTGCTGCTTTTTCTCCAAGGTTTTTATTCCTGTTTTGTTCAAGTAACTCTTCCATTATAGTCATTCAACACACCCCATAACTTTCATGCTCCACATATTTCTCTTGATGATCTAATTCTTTTTTCAATTGAACATTCTTTTCAGACAATCTCATTAATGCACGACTCAATTTCCTATTCTCTTCATTATAATTATTCAATAGTTCTTCACATGAAAAAATATCATGTACTACCCCAGTACGATTATCTCTTACAAAATCATGGTTATAGCCAATATGTGCCTCATAACGCTTTTCTTTAGTCATTCATTCATCACCATTTAAACTTGTTTTTGTACATGTTCTTGCCCTTGTTGGCATTTGTTCCCATACTGTATTTTCTCTTATCCATTTTAGGTCATCTAATTCCATTACTCTTTGTTTTAACTGCTCATTCTCTTTTTTAACTTGATTAATAGACATCTGTTGCTCATTTAATACCCCACATGCCTTTTTCAAATCTAAATACTCTCCAGTCTCCTCATTTTGAATATAATATTCATTCACGACTTTGAACATTATAATTTACTCCATTGTTTCAGTAAAACCATCAACTTCAAAACGGTAAAAATAAAACCTATCCCAAGGCTGAATATTAGGATAGATTTGTAATAAACACATTTTCAAATCATGTAAAGATCCAAAACCTTCAAGCTTTGCATCTTCAACATTTAGTGTTTTCCACATTTTGTAACCCACATCAGTAATAGTGACGAATATTTTTTCAGGACAATCCTCAAAAACACATACTGCAAAGTCACCAGGAACTACATCCAATCTACGCCTTCTTAAAGTTTGAGTTTTAACTCCATTTTTAATAGGTTTAAAAAATTCTTTTTTAAATTTAATCGCCGTCATTTTTTATCACCACATACTCCCTCAAAGAAATTTTTAATGAATACTCTACATCACCAACATCACCATTGAACTTTCGATACAGCTGATCAGCATTCACATAACAACTATCTACTACTCCTTTGTAAGTGATATCATTCATTTTATCTTTCACAATAACAACCATAGTCTTAATATCAAAACTAATTATTTCAACATCTTTTCCACAGCGCCCATACAATTCTAACATTTTAATCACCATCTTCAGTAGTTTCTGGTTCTAATGGAATAAATTCATTACAAGCATCAATACAAGCTTTTGCAATAAATAAATTCAACTCACCAAGGGCAGTATCTATTTTTACTATTGAATGACTTGTTTCACGATTATAAATACGCAAAGTGGTTACTTCTACATTTATATCTTCAATAGTATCAACTACATTTCCAGCCATATCTAGTATTACATATTTTTCAATCATTTTCTTTGTCATTCATTTCATCTCCTTTAACCCATACCCTTTTAATGTTTCTTCAATTCCTTTAATCAAATCATTATACATTTTCTCATTCGTTGCCACCATTATTGGAGCATCTTTTATAATTTTATTTAGTAATGATAATGCATTCAATTTGTTCTGTATCTGCAATTCTTTTAGAATCTCAGATAATACTTTTTCCAGTCTGTTAAATTCAGCATTGTTCATTCTATAATCCCCATTCCTAACATCAAAATATAACTTACTAAATCTTTTTCAGTTAACTCCTCATCATTATTCATTTTTCTAACAACAGGAATATCCTCCATAGTTGCTGTTCCTTCCTTTTGTTTTTGAAAAAAATCATCAATGTATTCATCTGTTTTATCACTCATAATTTCACCACCTTTTTCTTACATTCTGGACAAATCTGAAACTCCTGCAAACATCTAAAAAACACAGGTTCATAAAACCAATAATTACTAAGCTTTGCACCACAAAAAGGACATCTGGGCCTAACAGCTTCCCTTATTTTTTCAGCAAACCAATTATTGATTTCTTCTAATCGTTTATCAGATTCATTCATTCCACATCACACTCATTATTTTCATGATATTGCAATACACATTCTAAACACTCATTGCAATAACCCTCACCAAGAACACACCAATTAAAATCATTTTCCATCTGGATCATCCTCCTTATTTTTATTATACTCTTCCTGCAAATCAGCCATGACTCGTAGGAATTCATCCGCATCTGGGAAAATATACACACCATTATTATTTTCATCCATCTTTAATACCCCACTTTTCTATGAAACTTCTTTTTAAACCTCACCATATCTGTTTTCTTAAGTTTCGGAAGTAGCCTATCCACAAATCGTTCACACCAACGATAGTAATTCATATGGCCCGTCATTGGCGTGTTAGCATAAGGATTAGATCTCCATTGAAAAATATACTTGAACCTAATTTTATTTTTCATTTAATACCCCACTTCTAAAACTTCCAGGACCTTTGCTGATGCATAAACAATGCCATCCTGAGCAGGTTCTTCATTTAATATTTCCACTTGTACACGGGCACATCTTGGAATATCATTCATGAAACAACCACACATACAGTCATATTCCCTGTCTGATGTGGTTAAGAAAATTACGTTTCCTTTTTTTAATTGTTGTATGTTTTCTGCCCAGACAGTGTATTCACCGTCTGTGAATGTTTTTTCTGTGAAATCATCTAACGTACACATTTACAACACCTGAGTCTTTGGTTTAATACATAAGTCAATAGTTAAAACATGATTTAAATTAATAAACATAGCGTAATCTTTTTTAGAGATTATGACTATTGAATCTTCAAAAAATAGAATCTCTTTACTGAGAGCTAGATCTATTGTATCGTCTTGACCTTTCATGTCCCATATGTTCAACAGGTATTCTGTATATTTTTTAGTCATACCGTCTGTTAATATGTGGTAAATCGGTTCGGATTTGCCTAATTTTTCTGTTTTTTTGTTTAAAATCATTTTTAATCACTTCCGGTTAAAATATTAACATTGTTATATTTTATCATTGTTTGATAAAGTAATAATAAATAAATAATAAATAATAATAATTTTCTCTCTAAAAAAACGAATAATAAGTCAAGTATGTATTTGTATGTATAATACAGATAAATACATACTCTACTTACGGGAGCCCCGTGAGTTACACTTGAAACACTTGCACTGTTTCTTAATGCAACAATATCACATAATACATACTTATACATACAACTATGCAAAATTGACAAAAGCAACATCCTCCTGCTCCAAAATATTCTTAATCTTACTAAAAGAAACTTTCTTCTTTTTACACTCACGCTCCAACATATTCAAACCCAACACGCCTTTACGCTCATAAATGTTCCTGGCCCAGGATAAAACCTCCTTAATATTAGAAGCCTCACCTTCCAAAGCAGAACGTTTCTTACGAATATCACATAACTTATCTTCCTTAATCTCCAATTCATCATGTAATTTCGCAATCTCCTTCATAAGCTTAGACTCTTCCGTTTCAGCATGCAAATCAATGCTCAACAACTCATTCATCCTACCACTAAAGTTAGGATAACTGATTTTAGCCAAATCCACCAAATCAGTATCCAAAGTGAGAGTAACTTTAGTTTTATTACTCATTCATCCCACCTCACAGAAGATAACAATCTAATACCTATACTAAATTCATCATCATTAAAAGTAGGATCCATATCATACCAAATATAATCATTAAACATAGCTTCATGACCATTCTCAAAAATACCTTTGAAAATATCTACAACTTCATCTAATGAATCATAAGGCATTTGCTGCCAATTCTCAAAATTAATATAAATTGTTCCATCACAGGCAGCATCATATTCAATGTCCCTAATATTATAAAAAAGGGTTTTAGGTAACTCTTTAAGAACATTACCTAAAAGATTTTTATAAGCTTCTTGGAATTTAAAGAAATGATTATAAACCGATTTAATATCTTCACTAGTAACTACCATTTTTTACAGCCTCCTCAACTAAAGTATGACTAGTAGCACTTTCACCATTCACAACAATATCACTTTTTGGATCATCAAACCATAATTTATCATGCAATAACAAACCATGCTCCAGGACATACTTTTTACATGCAGCAATATGCTTGCAGTAAGCATGCCTGAAAAGATGATGCGGACAGTCACAAATCCATCCTTTGTAAATATTCCAATCCACAGTATATTCGCCTGTTTCACCTTGCACCAGGAAAGATAAACCAAACCTATAATGACTTACTGATAAAATATGAATATTGGAGGAACTCATTTTGAAAGCCTCCAAGTAGTTTTAACATATCTTGCAATTTCATCTCTTTCCGTTTGATTAAACGTACCATTCTTGAAAATATGTTTTCTGATAGCAGAAACTGTAATTTCAGAATCATTTAATCCTTTAACAGTACGCAATTCTTTTAAAGCATCCTTATATAACTGTGGAATATCCACATTCACTGTTTCAGATGGTTCTTTTTTAGTGTTTTTCTTACGTGCTGAGCTAGCATCATTATTCTTTTGTGGTGGTAAACCATCTTTTGTGTCATCAGGATCAAATGATTCAGCAATAACCTGAAAAGTATCCATTAACAAATACCTTTTCATATAAGTAATATTCCCACCTTCAACTTTCATGTCTCGGCTTAGTTCTGGTAAACGGACATGAGGTGCTGGAGATAATGCTTCTTTAGTTTCACGGTCAATGATTTTCAATATTAAATGAGTTTCATTAGCAGTGAAATAATAGAATAAACCATGTTTATAACATTTAGGAAGTATTTTACAGGTTAACTCTTCCAAACCCATATATTCCCCATGATATCCTCTTTTTGTTTTGAATTCCTCATCCAATAATTCCATTTGAACATCAGCGATTTTATCATATATACTCATAAAATCATCACTCCTCTTGATTTGGGCATCCTTCACTAGTGTAATGTTTACAGTTGCCCAGGTGTTCACATTCACCACATGGACTGTGGAATATATCCCATTCTAAAGAATGATATTCAACGTACCTGTCACGATAACTCATCAATTTAGACACCACCATAGAATAAAACAATCTGGTCTAAGTGTTCATATACATTGGATTCTGTGGATAAGACATGTAAGTGTCCATTAGCAAAGGCATAACCCATCATGAATAATAGTATGATAATGCAGATTGAGATTATTAATAATCCTATTGCTGCGTTATTACCAATCCATAAGTCTTTTAACTCATCATATATTGTCCAAGCACGATGAGTAGGCTCAGCAGGAGTTAATGGATATTTAGCCTGATTTATTTTTTTATGGAAGATGTTCATTAGTGATCATCTCCCACAATTACAATTTCATTACGTAGTTTACGTGCTAGTACTCTGAAATTATTGTCATCAATGACTATTAAATCAAAGCTTTTATGTGTCCAATGACCCCAGATATTAAGAAACCTTGCATCTTTGACAGTATATTGTATACCTGTTAAATTTAGTATTTCACTAATGAATTCAGTGTCTTTTTTAGGTATTTCAAGCCCCCATTCGCCATGGAGTTCTATACTGTTGACTTGTGTGTTTAATCCTTTAAGGAATACACTTGCAACGTAATTTCTTACGTTATGGATAGGTTCGTCATCGAATATTTCCCGTGAATCTACATCATCCATGAAGGTTAAGGCATAATCCATTATCTCCTCTTCAGGAGATAATATTGGGCTGCATTCCATTTCTGGAGAGATTGTTGTATAAAGGCTATTGTTCATTCTGGGTCAACTCCTTTGAGTTCGTGGAGTTTGACGTATCCAAGGTAGAGCGTGTCTACAGCTTCTTGGGTTAACTCAGAACGGTTAACTTTTATTTTGTTTAAATATTCATCAAACTTTGTCATCTTTCATCATCTCTGGATTTTTTAAGAATTTATTTTCAGAGCTGCCACTCTGAAGTAAATTCTCTTGATTATTAATTATTAAGTTATTAGTATATAAAGATTTCTATATACTAAATTATAAAGATAATTATATATATTAGTTAAAAGATATATTAATGTATTAATATAAAGAAAAACATACTTAGGAGGTATGGAATTGAAATATAAAACAAAAATACAATCAGTAGCGGGCTCTTTAACAACAACAGTACCTGCATTTGCAAGAGACATGTTAGATTTGAAAAAAGGTGAAACCCTCGAATGGATTATTGATACAAAAACAGAAACAATAACTGTCAAAAAATTAGAATAATCTTTTTTTATTGTTTTTTTAAAAGTAGAAACACCATTTTTAAATATAGCTATCGCTAATGTATGGTATGGTACGACCTCTCCCTGAGGACTATTTAAATAACCAATAGTTAGTTTTAAATAGTTTTTATTCCTAATATTAAAATAGGTTACAAAAATACTCATCATCTCTGGTGATCTATTTTTTATGTAACCTCATGTGGGTGAGAAGCTGCCACTTCTACGACCCCACATATCGATTACAATAAAAACATTATTTACTTATTTTTTCCAAATTAATTTACCGTCTGCATCATATACTGCATTAATCTCTTTTGCATCATCATTTAAACCAACCTGATGACCTCCAGTCCAAGTGAAACTGAAGTTCTTATCTACAGGCACATTAAAAGCAAATGTCCCTTTATCTTTAGACAATCCACCTATTTTTTGTCCAAGTATATTATTTATATCTACATCATCACCGGACTCATACTGATTCCCAGCGATAAACATTTGATTAAACATTGGACTAAACTCCATCATTTTACTTTCCGCTTCATAAGGGAAATAAAATGCATCATCATAGGCATCTATACCTGAAAAATAGTTTGCTTTACCTTGTGCTGAATCAAAGGAATAGTATGTGAAATTATAACTTTCATTTACATAGATTCTTTCAGGAGCTTTTGAAGCACTTACTGTAGCAATAACACATACACATACTAGTAATGCGATGAGTAGTAATATTATTTTTTTATCCTTATCCATGGTATGATACTCCTTTTTTGTATAGTATTTATTTTATTCGATAATGTTTATAAATATTTCTATTCACTAAATAGAAGATTAAACAAGCATTTGTTTAATAAAATAACCAATATAATAGTTTATTGTTCAACACTAAAAAATGAAACACAATGTGTTTTGAAAATTAGTGTTCAACAAAAACATAATATTATATTAGTTTGTTAAGTTTACCCAAACGCTCCTCACTAATATTTTCCAGGATTAATTTCTCAAGATTATCCTGCCTAGACTTAATATCAGATAACTCATTTTTCAAAACAATATTCTCATTTTCCAACACTTCTTTCTTTTCAGTAACAACATCTAACTTTGTACGCACCTTATCAATCTCAGTAACCACTATATATGGCAATGCTTGAATATACTCTTCTTTCAAATCCTCTGCTTTTACACGAATATATGACTCATGAATCACACTTTTCGGAGTTCTACCTTGCAATAGATTTATCTTATCTTCACTCATTCCCGCAGCATGCAACTGAGTAGCATGATAACGACGCATCATATGAATAGTAAACCTGTTATATCTACCAGCTTTACCGAGCCCCAACTTTTGATTTACTTCATCAAACAAATCACCTATCCATTGATATGACACATCAAAGAGATCATCTTCAGGCGTGACATCTCTTGATCCAATTACCTCACCATCACCAGCATAGATTAAAACTCTTCTACTAAGTAAATAATTGTTCAAACTTTTAGCAGCTTCTGGACTGCAAAATGTATAATATGGTAAACCCGTTTTTTGACGTGTTAAATCCCTAAAACAAGGAACAATATCAACATTAGACCAATTCATTTCTTTAATAGCTTCCTGAACATTATTGCTATGATGATATTCTTTAGTAGCTTCCAAATAATCTTTCACTTTCAAATTCAATGCATCTCTCCTGCTCATTCCTGAACTGGAAGTGAATAATGCGAATGTTTCAACAATCTTAGGTGCTATTTCAAGACATTTCTGAAGCATCTCCCTGTCTGGAATGTCTTCAGGTAATATTGGTATGACTTCAATGTCCTCACTAAAACGTGGTAATTTTGGTATAACAAATTCAAAATGCCTAAAAATAGATATTATTAATGTAAGATATAATTTAGCTGTCTTGGATTTGTATTTATCATATAGGTAGCTTCTGAATTCTATTAGATATTGTCTTAGTGTCGATTTTCTCCAGGGTATTCCTTGATCTTCTTCTGTTTCTGCAATGATTAATATTTCTCCTAAATGTTGTTGGAAGTATAACTCGAATTGATTGACACTTCTTGCATATGATTTTTGTGTGTTAATTGATGAGTTACGTTCTCTGAATATTTCATTTAGGATTTCATTTGTAGGTCTCATATTTTTCATTTATATCACTCTTATATACTTTGCTTTTGTGCGAGAGAGCAGTTGAAGAGTAATATTTACTGGTTATTTTTGGGGCTAACATTTAGTAATTTTAAATATTTAAAGTTATTTATTTTATTTCAGTGAAACAAAAATTTATTATTAAAGTTAGATATAAAATTACATAATTAAATTTAAAAACTGATTAATATGGAATGCG